TCAATTGATGCGACAAAAAAAGCCAATATTGAGTTTCGCGCCGCTTTGTCGGTTGCGCCTAGCGCCGCTGGCGTTCAATCTATTATGGGGATGCAGTCGGCTTGGATTGATGGCCCGAACAATGCTTCATATTATGTCGAATTTGCTTGCACGGCCAACGGTAACTTGTTGGTGAGATCTAAAGATGGTGTTACTACATCGTCAATCGCCGCTGCTCCAATCGGTGGCGCTGCAATCGCCCTTGATACCGCGTTCCATGTATTCCGCATTGATTTGACAGACGCAACTGATGTGGGGTTCTATTATGATGGATCCCGTGTCAACACGTCTAAATCCATTGCCTTCGCGGCCACCGGTGCCAATGCGATCCTGCAACCCTATGCGTCGGTCTATAAGCCAAGCGGCACCGGCGTTGCTACACTCACGATTGACAAGATCGATGTTTGGAGCGTTCGCACTTAATGCAGCCCAAATCCCCTAACCGCATGTTGGTCACTAAAAACGGGGCCACAAGAGGAGATGATCAAAATGATAAAACCGAACATCGGGGACTGCTTGACGATGCCAAACGGGACAAGCGGGACCGTTTGGGGCGTCATGGAGAACGCGAACGGGTTATTCGTTCAGTTCAGCCAAAGTGATGATTGGATGCTCTGTCAAGTCGATGCCGCTGCGCCGGAAGTGATTCCGGCACTTGTTCTTTCTACCCCTGCGCCTGTTTTGACGCTTGAACAACCGCAAATGAAATAGAGGCTGCAAATGGCGCTTATCGACCTTGATGTCATCACGATTCTAAGCGGTGCTGCCTTAAGCGGTGCGCTCAATCTTGGTGATAAAACCATATGCGGGTTCTATATGCCCGCCGTATGGACCGCCGCCGCGATGTCGTTTCAAGTCTCCAACGATGGAGGCACAACGTGGTTGGAATATTACGACAGCAAGGCCGCCTTGTCCTCATGGCCCGTTGTAGCCGTCCAGTTTATTGCGGTTGATCCCGTCATGTTTCGCGGTGTGAATTGCATCAAGTTCAGGTCCGGCACATCGGCAACGCCTGTCAACCAAGGCGCGGATCGTCTCATTACCGTAGTTTCGCGGCGCGCGTTCTAACATGCGCCGCGTTTCTACAACCGTTTTGGTCGCGGCCACGACTATTGATCTTGCGGTGTTGGCCACGGTTAAAGATGATCTGCAAATCACGGTATCAAGTTCGGACGCTTTCCTTTCGCGCGCACTCACACGGGCTAGTGCAGCGGCGGCGCAGTATTGCAATCGCATTTTTGGCGCTGAAAAAGTCCAAGACACTTTCTATACGGCGATGGCCTATAACACGATCCCGTTGGCAACCAAATTAGGCGGCCTGCAATTGACCCGCCGCCCCGTACTTGCCGTTATTTCACTGACCGAAAACGGCGTGGCGCTCACTAATGGCACCGATTATTATGTTGACGCTATTGCGGGGCAGATATTCCGGCTTGACGCTAACGGCAATGACAGCCGTTGGTTAAGTTCAAATGTGATCATCATCTATCAGGGCGGATTTGTATTGCCTGCACAAGACCCATCATTATTCCCTGCGGGTTCGGCAACATTGCCGCTTGATATTGTGGACGCTGCCGGGCGCATTGTTGGGCAGCGATATTTTGAGCGTTTGCGCGATCCGTTTATTAAAACTGAGATGGCCTTTGGTATCGGGACAACTGAATATTTTGCAAAGCCTGCGGACGGAAATTTGACGCCGGACATCACCGATATTCTTGATAATTACCGTGTGCCGGTCATCGGATGACAATAACAATCAATCCACACTTGCAGGCATCGCACCGCGCGATGATTTTGCGGGCCAGCGGCGGATTACAAGTGACATTCCAGCGCGTAACGGGCGTTGCCCCAAGCGCTACCGTCTCGCCCGTTGGCGGGGCAACCGTGACGGCTATCGTGCGTGGTTATAACCCCGACGGCATGGCATCGCGCGAGGCAGGCTATAGCGCGGGCAATGTCGGCGCAATTACGCAAGGCGATAGGCAGATTTTAGTGATGGCAGATGAATTGACCGCTGCCGGATTTACATTGCCAATGCAAAAAAACGATCAAGTAATTGTATCTTCTACGAGCGAGTTATTGACGGTTACGCGGGTTGATATGACCAAGCGCGCCGTTGCCGGCTGCATTGAAGCCTACGCGGTGGGGGTTGCTTAAAAATGCAGCTTTCAATTGACATCGATGTCTCGCGCGTCATCGGTCGTTTTGACAAGATGCTGCCCGATGTGCATGACGCACTTCTAAAGGCATTGAAGCCATTGGCCGAACAGGGCGCAAAGGACGCGCGTGATTTAGCCGATGAGCATATTCATTTTATCGGCAAAAAGCCCGGCATGTATCTGGCCTCGATCTATGGCGGCGTTGCTGACAAAGGCAGTGCAGTTATTGGTTACATTCGGTCCGCAAGTCCGCTGGCGCATTTGTTGGAATATGGTGCCAGTATTCCGGCCCATGAAATAGGCCCCGATACCGCCGACGCTTTGGCGTTTGAGGGAGATGCGGGCATGGTTTTTGCAAAAGTAATTCATTCGCCGGGGGCAACCGTGCCCGCCTATCCGGCAATCAAACCCGCGTTGACGGCTATTGCGGACCAAGTTGAACAAGTCTTGCGCGATGCGGCCAAGGGCGCGGTGGTAAGCTATGGGTAAGCGCGAAACGGCTTTGAACGCCTTGCTGACTAAAATAACGGCGGCGGGGCATTTCAGCGTGATCGGGCGGCGTAATGTTTCGCCCGAAACGATTGCCACACCAAACGCACCCGCGCTGCTTTTATTGACGCACCATGAGCACTATACGAAACCGCAATTGGCGCTGCCTGCGAAAAAGACAATTACGGTTATGGCCTGCATCTATGTTGATACAGGCAACGCCGTGAACGCAATACCGGATAGCGTCATAAATAATCTGCAAGACTATCTTGATGATGCTTTGGTGCCCGATAATTTGGCAACAGGCTTTTGCACTTTAGGAGGCGCTGTTTTTTCAGCACATATCGTCGGCGATGTTATCCGAGCGCCAGGCGATAAATCTGGCAAGGGCCTCGCTATCGTACCTATCGACATCATTTTAATATGACCTTCGCGGCTATCCCCATTTCAATAATGGTTCCCTAACCCAAAGGATAAGCAAATTATGGATGAAGACCTTCACACAGGTATGGACCCTGCGCCTTCGGCTGTTTTAACGCCAGAAGCCAGCCCCGTGCCATCCCCGCAATCAACCAATGATGCATCCGCAGAGGCTTTGGTTGCCTCATGGTTCAATGACTGTGTTTCCGATTCACCTATCTCTCGCAACGTCGAGGTGGTCAATTACATGACGCAAGTCGCTGTTCCGGCCTTGGTCAAACTACTCTCAGCAAAAGGAATATAAACCATGTACATTTTCGGCAGCGGCACCGCTATCATCACCCCGTCTGGCACCAACCCCACCCCGCTTAATTTTGGCCTGCTCCAAGACATAAGCATGGACGTTACCCAAACCAACAAGACTCTCTTTGGGCAATACAAAGACCCCATTGCTATCGGCGGCGGTACGCGCAAGTGGACCGGCAAGGCTAAGCTCGCACGTTTTAGCATGAGAGTTTTAAACCAGTTGATGTTCGGCGCTACGATGAATGCATCCCAAATTGCAGAGCAGTTCGGCGAGTCACGCAATATCCCCACTACCCCGTTCACTATCACCGTAACCAATTCGGCAACGTATACGACGGACTTGGGCGTTATTTACGGGTTGACAGGACTACCCCTCAAGCGTGTCGCTAGCGCACCTACGACCGGCCAATACGCGGTGACGGCGGGCGTCTACACGTTCGCGGCGGCTGATACGGGTCTCAACGTTTTGATTTCCTATGTCTACACGGTTGCTGCCACGGGGCAGAACTTTAGTGTTGCAAACACGCTGATCGGCAACACAATTACATTTGGGATCAATACGACACACCTTGACCCGACGACAAACACCGTAACGAGCCTGTATTTCGCAAACTGCGTGTCAAACAAATTCACTTTTGGCACTAAGCTTGAAGATTTCGCCATGCCGGAATTTAGTTTCGACATGTATGCGGATTCGTCGGGTCAAATCTTCGTGGCGTCTACGCCAAACCAGCGTGATTGCGCCTGTCGTTCCTGCGGTGCTGCGCATCCTCAATAAGCGCACACACATTGCCGATGAATTTCGTGTTTCACGCGAAGGGGTTGATCCCAACGCGCCGCTATCGGTTGATGACGCGGCGATGCTTGGCGAAAAGCTTGCCCTTTCAAAAGACGAAATTGAATCCGCCTTGCTCGTTATTCGCACCGGCATTTCGCGGGCCTATCCGCAAGTGACGATGGATGATCTTTTGGATATGCCGATCACGGTGAATGAAATCATCGCGGCGTTGGCAATTGTGATTTCGCAAACGCAAATGG